CTCAAGGTGATCCTGAGTTAATGAATAAATTAAGTAATAATATAGCAGTTTTAAGTGCAGGGTTAGGTCCTGATGTAGGAAATGCTATTGCTGGTATTCTTACCAAAAGCATAAGTCAAGGCATTCCTCTAGAAGGTGTGAGTCCTATGATAGCAGAGCTTGGAGCAATTACTGGAGGACAAAGCAATCAAATACTTAGAGATTTACAACAAGCTATACAACAAGATGATACTGCAAGAGTAGCTGAATTAACTAATCAATTTTCTAATGCTTTACGAGATGCTAATACCGAAAATCAACAATTGATAAGCATAATGTCTAATCAAAATAGTGAGGCTGCACGTTTTTTACAACAAACAATAGCTCAGGCTCAACCTCTTACAGCAGATGATTTTACTAAGTTTACTGGAAAAATAGGAGATACTACTCAAGCTTTAGATCGAGCAGTATTAGATCTTAGAGATTTGCGATTAGATTATGAAAGCTTTATAAATGCATTAAAAGTAGGTGGTTTAGGTATAACAGCATCAGAAATTAGCGATTTGTTCGGAGGGTCGAATACAGAAGAAACAAGTATGGCTAGGAAGTCTATAGAAGGTGTAAGAGATTTTATAGCTGACATGTTAGAAACAACAAAAACTGGACAAGAGTTAACTAAATCTTATGTAGAAGATAACATAAATGCATTAAAAGATAAAATAAAAAATCAAGCAGAAACTTCAGATAACAATTTATCAACCCAACAAGCTAAAATACCGCCAGCTGGTCAAGAGGGTACAAATCAAATATCTGATAATAATTTATCAACCCAACAAGCTAAAATACCGCCAGCTGGTCAAGAGGGTACAAATCAAATAGGTGATATTAATAATTATGTATTAAATCGCTTAGAAGAAAAGCTCCAAAGTATACAAGGAGAAAATATTGCACCTGAAAAATTACAAGAAACATTACAAGATATAGACTCATTAAACCTACAATTAAAAAATGCAGAACAGATGCGATTAAACATGGAGGAGTTTGAAAGAGAGACAAGGAAAACCAGACAAAGAGAACAATTAGAAGATGACGCCAATCAAGCTATGAAAGATTTACCTAATGCTATAAAAGATCTTGCTATTGCACTAAAAGAAACTGATCCTAATATGAAGATGATAAAGATAGATGAAGCAATTATAAAATTAGATAGAAATAAAATGAACAAGAGGGAAACAGTTGGAGCAAGTTGATAAATATTTTATATAAACAGGAAATTTAATGAGCTGGAAAAAACACTTTTCTATATACAGGAAAAAAACAGATTCTGTAAGCAAATCAGGCAATGGTGAGGCTAGTAGACATACGAGGTTTAATAATTGGTTACCTGAAGTTTACAGTGGACAACCTAATAGAATAGAACGATATCAGCAGTATGACCAAATGGATGCTGATAGCGAAATAAATCAAGCTTTAGATACTATAAGTGAATTTAGCACCCAATTTAAAGATAATAAAAATATACCATTTGATTTTAGTTTTGTAGATGATGCAAGTGAAGCAGAAATAGAAGTTTTGAAAAACACACTTGATCAATGGTGTGATTTAAATCAATTTGATAGAAAAATATTTCGTATTTTCCGTAACTGCATAAAATATGGAGAACAATTTTTTATTAGAGATCCTGAAACTTTTGAATTATATTGGGTTGATCCTACAACAGTTACTAAAGCAATAGTTAATGATGCCAAAGGTAAAGAAATAGAGCAATATGTTGTAAAAGATTTAGCTCCTAATTTAACTGAAAAAGTAGCCAGCGAAGTTGTTGCACATAGTAATCAATATAGCACATTAGGCGATTTAAGAAAAGGTGGAATAGTACAGCAAACACAATATGGATCAGGTGGTCAAAGTACAAGTGGTTTTGGTACAGAAGCTGAAATGGGAGTGGATGCCAAACACATGATTCATTTAAGTATGACAGAAGGTATGGATGGAAACTGGCCTTTTGGTAATAGTTTATTGGATCCAGTTTACAAAACCTACATACAAAAACAATTACTGGAAGACAGTATAATTATATATCGTGTACAACGAGCTCCGGAAAGACGTGTGTTTTATATTGATACAGGAAATATGCCTGCTCACAAGGCTATGAGTTTTGTAGAACGTGTAAAGAATGAAATACATCAAAAGCGTATACCAACTAGAAGTGGTGGCGGAAGTAGTGTACTAGATGCAAGTTATAACCCATTAAGTATTATGGAAGATTATTTTTTTGCACAAACTGCTGAAGGTAGAGGCAGCAAAGTAGAAGTGTTGCCAGGTGGTGATAATTTAGGCGAAATAGACGATTTAAAATACTTTAACAACAAAATGATGAGAGCATTGAGAGTTCCTACAACTTATATCAGTACAGGTCCAGAAGATAGTACAGCAGTTTATAGTGATGGTAGAGTAGGAACTGCATTTATAAGTGAATTTCGTTTTACAAAGTACTGTATGCGATTACAAAATAATCTTAGTAGATATTTTGATAAAGAATACAAAATGTACTTAAAATGGAAAGGTATTAATATAGATACTAGTATTTTTAATTTATGTTTTAACGAACCACAGAACTTTAGTGCTTATAGAGAAGTGGAATTAAACAATAGTTTAGTGAGCGTATTTGGTAGTATAAGTGAAGTTCCTTACATTAGTAGACGTTTTGCATTAAAGAAATACTTACAATTAAGTGAAGATGAAATTGTTGAAAATGAAAAAATGTGGCAAGAAGAACAGGCTGATGAAGTAAATAGTTCAGACATAGAAGAACCAGGTTTAGGAAATGTAGGTGGAAGACCTCTTGAACAAGGAGGACTAGATTTAGAAGGTGCTGACGAAGAACCTATAGATGATGCAGGTGCTCCAGGAGATGCAGGTAGTGATGCAAGTCCTATTAGTGGAGCAGAAGCCATACAACCAGTAGGACCTACACCAACAGGAGGACAAGCTAATGCTACTTAAAGAAGAATATGATGAAACTGAAGATCAAAGTATAAGTAGAGCCTATAAAAAAGATGTAAGAAAACAAATTATAGGATTGAGAGATTTAAATAAATTAAGAAAGTTACGAGAAAAGAAAAATTTAGATATGGAAAAACGTAAAGAAGTATACAAAATGATGTACGCTAGACCTAAAGAGGCATCACCTGATTTAGGTTAATTTAAATAATTCTAGTCTTTTTCGCCCAAAATTTGCCCATTTGAAACATATTTCTACCTTCTTGAGTAAATAATACTACAGTTTTGTTGTCTATTTTTTATAGGAGCTTATAATGACTACACGAGATAAACTAGAAAAAGTACTCGAATATATTATAAACGAGGAATCAGAAAAAGCGAGTGATTTGCTCCATGATGTTTTTGTGGAAAAGGCTCGTACAGTTTATGAAGATTTAATGGGTCAAGATGAAGATCTTGAGGACTATGAGGAAGAAATTTCCAGTGACGAAATTGCTGAAGAAGAAGACGAAGAAGACATGGAAATGGACATGGATGATGCTACAGCTGATGTAGCTGATGATATGGCTATGGATGTAGAACCAGAAATGGATGATGAAGGTGATGCACCTGATGAAATTGAAAGCAATTTTGAAAAAGTAGAAGACGCTATTGAAGAACTACGCCAAAGCTTCCAGGCAATTTTAGGCGGTGAAATGGAAGAACCAGAAGGCGATGACATGGAAGACGAAATGGGAGCCATGGATAGTTCAGAAGAAGATATGATGGATAGTTTAGAAAATGAAGAAGAAAATGTAGACGAAGAAGTAGAGCTAGATGAATCTGATGACGAAGATGAAGATCTAGAAGAAGATTACGACTACGTAGATGAAGCAGCAATTAGACCTAAACATGCAGAAAAGTTAAAAGGCAAGAAAAAAGCTGCAGAATATCAAAGAGATCAAGCAGTTGAGCCTAAAGGAAAAGGCAAAAAGAAAACAGACGAAGCTTATGAGATGGTAGATGAAGCAGCAACTTTAACTCAAGTTAAAATGCCTCATAACACTAGTGAAAAAAGCACAAGCCCTGTTGCAAAAGGTTCAAACAAACCAGGTGGAACAGTAAACCAAAGCATGATGAAAGACGGTGGTGGTGAAGGTAAAAAATTGGCTACATCAGCTAAAGTTATGAATACTGGTAATGTAAATGTTCCAGGAGCAAAACAAAAGCTACAAAGTGTTGCAACACCTAAAAACAGTGATGCAGCAGGTAATACCACTAGCCCTAACAACGGAATGTAATAATGTCTGTAGCATTAAGAGAACAACTGAGTTTTGATAGAGCTGGGATGACTGTAGAGAGTGTTACTACAGAATCAGGTGAAAAGAAATTGTACATGGAAGGAATCTTTATCGAAGGTGGCGTAAAAAACCAAAACAAAAGAGTTTATCCTGTGCAAGAAATTAATAAAGCAGTTGGATCTATTAATGAAAAATTGAAGTCAGGCTATAGTGTGTTGGGTGAGTTAGATCATCCAGATGACTTACAAATTAATTTGGACAGGGTATGCCTACAAATTAATGAAATGAAAATGCAAGGAAACAACGGAGTAGGTAAATTGCAAGTTTTACCTACTCCAATGGGAAACATAGTCAAAGCCTTGCTTGAGAGCGGAGTTAAATTAGGAGTAAGTTCAAGAGGAAGTGGTAATGTAGCTGAAGATGGTACTGTTAGTGATTACGAAATTATTACAGTAGACATGGTTGCTCAACCTAGTGCGCCTAATGCTTACCCTACTCCAATTTATGAACGTTTACAGCGAAGTAAAGATGTTGTATCTTTAGCTGAAGCAATACAACATGATAAAACGGCTCAAAACTTTTTTAAAAAAGAAATGGTCAAATTTATTCGGAACCTAGATATTAGGAGAAATTAATGAAAAATGCTTTCGAAGAACTTTTAGGTTCTGAGGTTTTATCAGAAGAAGTTAAAACAACTCTTAGTGAAGCTTGGGAGTCCAAATTAACAGAAGCTAGGCAAGAAATTAAAGCTGAGCTTCGTGAAGAATTTGCCCAACGGTATGAACATGACAAACAAACCATAGTTGAGTCAATGGATCAAATGTTAACAGATGCTATTAACGCTGAGTTAACAGAGTTTCAAAGTGACAAGCAAAAAATGATTGAGGCTACTGTAGCATATAAGCAAGGTATCCAAGAACATGCTAAGGTTTTAGATAAGTTTGTACTTGAAAACATGGCTAAAGAGATGAAAGAACTTTATGCTGATAAAAAGTTGCAAGAACAAAATTTTAAAAAGTTGGAAAATTTTGTTTTGAAACAGCTAACCACAGAGCTTAACGAATTTTATCAAGATAAAAGAGCTCTCGTAGAACAAAAGGTTAAGTTGGTACGTGAAGGCAAAAAAATGATTGCTGAAACACGTGAACAATTTATCAAACGAGCAGCTCAAAAGATTGAGAAGCTTGTGGAGTCCACAGTGCGTACAGAAATGACTTCTTTACGTGAGGATATCAAACAAGCAAGAGAAAATAATTTTGGTAGAAAGATTTTTGAAACTTTTGCAACAGAGTTTATGACAAGCTATCTTGCAGAAGGAACAGAACTTGCCAAAATGAAAAAGAAGTTGGAAGAATCAAACCAAATGATTCAGCAACAACGAGAACAACTTTCTGAAGCAACGGATGCAGTTAATTTAGTGGAAAGTAAAATAAAGGTAGTTGAAGGTCGTGCTTTGCGAGAAAAAACTATGAATGAATTACTTTCACCACTTAACAAAGATCAACGTGAAATCATGTCTGATCTTTTGGAAAGTGTTCAAACAGACAATTTAAAAGTCGCTTACCAAAAATATCTACCAACAGTTCTTAAAGAGAACAAGAAAGTAGATAAAAATGAGTCTAAAGTGAATCTTGTTGAATCAACAGGAAAGCGAGAGATTACTGGAAATAAACCTTCTTTGAATGAGGCCAATACCAGTGATAAAAATGATTTAGTTTACATTAGAAAACTAGCCGGTTTAGAATAAGGAGACTAACAAATGGCAGATTTATTTGAATCAAGAAACTGGCAGTCCACCAAAGAAGCACTTTGTGAGGGATTACAAGGAAACAAGAGAACTGTAATGGAAAGTACTCTTGAAAACACAAAGAAATATTTGATGGAACAGGCCACTTCAGGTGCAACTCAAGTTGGTAATATTGCACCTTTAAACAAGGTTATTTTACCAGTCATTCGACGTGTAATGCCAACCGTTATTGCTAACGAATTGGTAGGTGTACAACCAATGACCGGACCAGTAGGTCAAATTCACACATTACGTGTACGATATGCTGATACAGCAGCCAATGTTACTGCTGGTGAAGAAGCAATGTCACCATTCAAGATTGCTGCAAGCTACTCTGGTAATGAAGATTCCACTAATCCAGGACCTAACGCAACAGCAACAATGGAAGGTGCTGCAGGTAACAGATTGAACATTCAAGTACTCAAGCAAACTGTGGAAGCAAAAAGCCGCAAGTTGAGTGCAAGATGGACATTTGAAGCTGCTCAAGATGCTCAATCCATGCATGGACTTGATGTGGAAGCAGAAGTAATGGCTGCTTTAGCTCAAGAAATTACTGCAGAAATTGATCAGGAAATTTTGACAAGCTTGGAAAATTTAGCTCCTGCTACAGGAACATACAACCAAGGTAATGTAAGTGGTACAGCTACATTTGTTGGTGACGAACATGCTGCTTTAGCAGTATTGATCAACAGAGCTGCAAACTTAATTGCTGCTAGAACACGACGTGGCGCAGGTAACTGGGCAGTTGTTTCACCTACAGCACTGACAGTTTTGCAAAGTGCTACAACAAGTGCTTTTGCTCGCACAACTGAAGGAACATTTGAAGCTCCTACAAATACAAAATTTGTTGGAACCCTGAATAGCTCCATGAAAGTATATGTAAACCAATATGCAAGCGATACCACTCCTGTATTGATTGGTTACAAAGGAAGTGGCGAACTTGATGCTGCTGCCTTCTACTGCCCATACATTCCTTTGATGAGCAGTGGTGTGGTATTGGATCCAGGGACATTCGAGCCAACTGTAAGCTTTATGACACGTTATGGTTATGTAGAATTAACTAACGTGGCTAGCTCACTTGGTAATGCTGCTGATTATTTGGCTAAGATTGCTATTTCAGCTGCTGATCTCAAGTTCCTTTAATAGACAACAACAAAGCAAGGAGGCAACTCCTTGCTTTTTCTCTATGAATAATAAAAAGGCAAAAATGAAATTTATTTTTTTAACAGCAATAATAACTTTATTTTTAACAGCTTGTACAGTACCCCACAGGGAACATAGAATGCATCGAGATCATATGCATTATGAATGTAACTCCTGGATACACCATGATCATGATGATCAACATGGTGGAAGTTATTGGCATACACATTGCGATGAAGATCATCCCTAATGACATCATATATTGTTGAATTAGAAGACTATAAAGGCGAACATCAAGCATCAGGAAAAGATGGTGCTCCGCTTTATGATTTAACAATGAACGGTGTTTATCCAAATGACGTTTATTCTATAAATGGTTTACAATATTATGGAACAGGTCATCAAGATAACTTAGACAGAGAAGCTTTTAATATAATTATTAATTCCTATAATAAACCTAATAAAAAAGTTAAAATATATAGAGCTGTTCCATATGTTAAGTCTGTGGAAGATCAATTATTAGATGTTGCAGATGCAAAAAAATTATGGTTAAAAAGGAATAAAGTTCATAAAAGTTTTATAAATTTAGACCTTCCACAAAAATATTATTATGATTATTTAGATGATCTAGAACAAAAGTTATCACAACAAACTGATAGTGTAAAGAACATTGACACTATAAATGTAGGAGATTGGGTAACAATTGTAAAAGGATATGCTAAAGATCATGGCGAGTCAAACTTAAATAATCAATACAAAATATTGTCAAAAACAGTCTCAGCAAGTCAATTATTTACTGATGGAAATAGCTGGTTGGAATGGGGATATCATCCATAGAATAAATAAATATAATAATACTTAATTGTTTGGATGAGATATGACTTCAATTATTATTCCGGGTCCGGAAAGTGATGCTAATGCAAATTTAATTATCCGATCAGGCAGCCATTTAACTTTGCCATCAGGTGATGATTCAGGCAGAACTGTTGCAGGTTTTACTAACGAACCAGGTGCAATACGATATAATACTGCTAAAGGCGTTTTAGAATACTATAAAAATACCACAGTAGGTTGGGTATATTTATTAGATGTAGAATCACCAATAACTACAAGCAATAAACCCTTATATTTAGATTCCTCAGGTAAAATTGTATTTCAAAATATACCCTTATCAAATATTGATGGAATTGCTTCAACTGGTACAACAAAAGATTTATTAGTTAGAGCAAATAATGCTTGGGAGGCAAAGACAGTTAGTGGAGAGCTAAGTGTAAATGTAACAACTACAGAAATTCAATATAGTATAGGAAATAATTTTGTAACTGGAAAAACAGAATTAACAAGTAGCGCAACTGATGATGTTTTATTAATATATGACACAGATACAACACAGTTAAAAAAGATAACAAAAGCTAATTTACTATCAGGTTATCTAACAAGTGTGCCTATTGCAACTACAAGCACAGTAGGAGTAGTAAAACCTGATGGATCTACTGTGACTATAGATGCAAATGGAACATTAAGTGTAGGTGGAAGCGGAGGAGGAAGCCTTCTTACTGCAGATGGTACCACAATTATAAACAATAGTGGTATAATTAGTGCAGCAACAGCAACAAGTAGTGCTAAAGGTATAGTACAGCCTGATAATTCTACAATTACAATATCTAATGGGGTAATAAGTGCAGTTGCTG